GTTGGCGGGGCAATGGCAAACCCGACATGGGGGTTAGACTGCCCAAACCCTCTGCCGCCTGTACCACCTTGTAGAAGGGTAACGACCTTCCTGATATCCTTGTTCATGGGCAGGATGAAATCGTTAGTATGCAGCGGGGCCTCGAAGGTGGTCTCCACGTTATTCTGCCGCATTGCCACATAGTTGCTATCGAAGAAGGTTGCCAACGGGATATTGGCGAGACCAGAATCCGGCCAACTGACCAACCTCGGTAGCGGAATAGCGACGGGTAACTCCCGGTTATACGGGTACACATCCGAGAGTCCGACCTGCGGAGCCGCCCCGGCACCGTTGGTGGTGATGAGAGCGTTATCAATGGTGTAGAGGATTTCGTACTGACGAGTCAAAACCCCCTCCCCCTGATAGGGAACATACCGCTCTTCCACCGTGAAGGTGGAGTTGGGGTCGAAAGCAGGGAGGATGGAGCCGACAAAGAAAGAGTAGGCTCCTCCGTTGTTCGGGTCAAGGTTAACTCCCGGTATGGTGATAATAACCAGACCGTTGTTGAAATCTGCCGTGGAGATGGGCACGGCGTTAAGGTTGTTGGATTGTCCCACCGCCCATACCATCTTGATAACATCATCCCCGGAGATTCCCTTAATGGTACATCCCTTGGCGGCGAGAACCACTGTACTGGCATTAGTGACATTACTGTAGGAGACGGACTCTACAACCACCCTCGGGTCCATCCTGAGAGAAGAGAGAGCGGGAGGAAGATTACCGAAAAGGACGGTCTCCTCGATTTCCGTAATGCCCTTCACCGGGGCATTGAATGCCGCCTGCGCCGTATTCTGTGCCATGAAGGACATGACCACGGTACTGGTGAGAGACACGGCTCCCTGAATGGTGACAATGCAGTTGGTGCCACTTATGGTGCGAGAGGTGATGGCGTAGGATAGGCCCGAGGCGAGGTCAAACGCCGACACGACGTACAATCCGTTAACCGGCCCGTTGAGACTCTGATTGGGGACAATGAAGGTTGTAACGGGGCTACCCGCCACGGTCTGCTGAGTTCCCGAGGAACCCGCTACCTGCACATAGATGCGGGTCCCGAAGGCCACATTGGAGTACTCGGGGTTGAATGTCCAGACTTGGTAAGCTTCCGAAGAAATCTGCTGCGTTTGAATGGCGTATTCTGACACGCCGTAGACGGGAAGAGTCGTGCCACTGGTATAGTCGTACAAGATACCGCCGTCCACAGCGAAAGGAGTCTGGATGAGATTCGCCGCTCCGCCAGCCGGGTAACTGATGCCGAGGGTAACATAAAGGTTGTTCGCTCCGGGGTCGAAGGGTGTCCCGTAAAGGTTGTTAGGGAATGATACGATGATGGTCTTTGAGTTCAGGCCGGTGATGAGAATCTGCCCGGAGAGGAGGTTGATGGGGGTTTTGATTCCCCCTACAAGGTTGAATCCCTGCACAAAGGCCGAGGTGATGGTTGCCACGGTGTTTGTCGGGAGGCTGACGGTGAAGGCGTCATTCTGTGCCCATGCCGCTCCCGGTGTACCCACGGACTTACCGATGGTTCCCGAGGTGCCATTCGGATTAGCGGGGGTGCTGGCAGTACCGTTTATGCTGATTTGCTTGGTCACATAGAAGGTCCGAGCGTCACTGCTGAATCCGTTGGAGAAGCCATCCCAAGCTTCCACGGTATTGCTACCGATGATTACACTGGGGGCCATGGAGACGTAGTAGTCAAGCGTGGACCCGAGAGCGGAGACACTCATGCCGGGCGATTGTCCTCTGCCGATAGTGCTCCGCAGGTTACCGCTGATGAGGTCCACGAATCCCTCACCGATGAGCTTTTCGTAGTCCCAGCTATCTTGGCTTACCGACTGGCGTGTATCCACAGTATCGTCGGCGAATATCTGGTCTGCCAGACGAGAATCATACCGTCCCGAGAGACCATAAACGATGAGACCGGAGTTGGCATTGAGGGCATTGGCACACCCAAAGATGTTGCTTCCCAAGGAGAAGGGACCAGAGTTGCGTTGGAAGACCACGGCAACCGGCATAGCGTAGCTGTAGCCGTCCATGGTGCCCAACAGGTTGGTGGGGTCTCCATCTCCTGCCCGCCAAATGCCAGTGTCTCCCGTCACGGTTCCAAGATTCTGAAATTGGAAGGTGGTATTGCCGGTGACGGGGGAGGCCAAGCTGGCTTGTGCATAAACAGCCTGATTGGTTCCGGCACCCGAGGGGTCAATGCCATAACGGAAACGGGTGAAGTCATAGGAAAGCCCGACCCGCTGGACATTAAGCCGCCACTGTATCTGGGCACGCTGGGTCGTGTAGAGTCCGTTGTTGAATACGTCCACTGAGTCATCCGGGATGGATTCGAGGAAAGCGGCGTTGGGTGTCACACAACCGTAGGGGTAGAAATAATTCAGATTCGTGGTCGGGTCAACATAATATCCAACTCCGGTCGTGGGGTCAAGTGATTGATACCAAAGCTCCAGAAAAACGACGTAGATTCTTGCAGGTTCATCCGCCGTGTAGGTAGTCCAAAAGAGGGGAGCGGGCAGGACCACTTGGTTAAGGGCTTGATTGGCGGACAGGGAGCCGGTCATGGTGACCACCTCTCCGTTGAAGAGAACGTCCGCTTGCGGAACAGTAAAGGTGTTGGCAACCGTGGTGTTGAAAACCATGGGACTCCATGTGAGGAATCCCGAGGTAACGGGGCTATCCTTTACAAGCTGTTGGCGCTGCAACCTTTGAAGGTCCTGTATCAGGTTGACATCGGCGTCCGAAATTTCATGGTCATGCAATCCGACGACGGTCAAAAGACTTTTGCCGGTCGGGTCTAACGTTCTGGAAACCACCGAAGGATATTCAAACATTTGTTGCCCCTTCTTCTACAAAGTGTGCGGTAGTTTTTTTATCTTGAAATGCTTGAATTTTCTTGATGTGGTTTAAGAAATCAGTTGTAATTAAGTTTCTCTTCATCCAATTGCATCTATGACAACAAGGAACGGTATTTTTCAGGGTATATCCCTGATTGTTGTCCAGACGGTCGAGACCATTATAGAAAAAACTACCATGTTGTTTGGATTTGTAACTAAGGTTTGTCGGTAACCCCCCGCAATAAAAGCAGTTTTTAGTTATCAGGGTGAAAAAATCTGAAGCGGTTATGTCCCACCCAAGGTTTCTTTTCTTGGCTCCCTGTTTATAGGTACGCAAAACACAATTCCTCGCTGCCTCTCCTTCGGGAAGGGAGGTTTTAATATTCCTAACTTTCAATGATTCCCTTTGTAGACAACCACAACTTTTTGTATGACCGGACCTTATGGTCCAACCTACGGAAGGAAACTCTTTTCCACAACAGCACCTAACCTGCCAGAAAGCTTGAGTACTTTTCTGCTTTTCTTTTGGTATTTTGCGTATAACAAAGAGAGTCCCATAGGTTTTACCAGTCATATCAATCAGTTCAGCCACGGCGGTTACCTCTACTAATGAGTTGGAAAGTTAGATAAATCCCATATGTGAATTCCAAAATTTCAACTTTCAATACCGTTTTTTAGGAGATTTAAATGGCGAGTGTACCTTATAACTACATCAACCAGCCTATAGTATCAACGGCTCTCATACAAGCATCAAACTCAGATTCCTTTTATTTCCCGGAAATCAATAATCACTCAGGATTTGCTTTCAATGGAGCATACTACCAAAATGGAATTGAGGTAACCTCACCTCCCACAGTTGCCTCTTGGTACTCTGAGGGTTCAGACCCCTACCGGGGCGTAATGGGAGCCTTTCCGGCCTACGGTCTAGTCCTTCTCGGAAGAGCCAACCTGACAATTCTTGATGAGAGCAGCCCGGCGTTGGCCCTGTGGATGACGTTTCTTCTGGGGGATAACCTACTTCTTACCAACAACTTCGCACTAAATAACCCCAACTTTCCCTCGTCTTTGATAGGGTACACCCCCTCCAAGCTGGCTTATGCCAATGGAATCATCTCGGTGACGTATGTGCCGGATGCGGGGGCGGAGGATATTGGGCTTTCACCCCCCATGGGTTCCGCCAGTCACATGGTAGTACATATAGATTTCAGTTCTGACTCTGCCTTTCTGGATGTTGCAGTGTAATTTTTCTGGCATGAGCCACAAACTCTTCCTTTGAAAGGTCCTTTTTCATCCAATTACATGTACCACACGAGGCCACACAGTTAATGCTAGTGTATCCAACCCTGTTATCTAGTCTATCTATACCATTATAAACAAAGGTAGAATAATCAAATGTACGTTTTAATACAAAGGTGTTACTTGGAGGCTCTCCACACCAAAAACACTTTGCTTTAAGCAGAGATACAACATCTTCTCTTTTCAGATTCCAAGTTATTTGGCGCACACTCGCACCACGTTTATATTGAGAGATAATTTGGTTGGTGGCGGCATCTTCTACGGAAAGCCGTACCTGTGCTCTTCGTGAGCATTTTTTGCAATTTCTCATTCCTCCTGATGTAATCCTACTCCCCGATACCACCAAACAGACCCCGCAATCGCATCGAACACTCCATGTATAGTTTCCGCTTTCGTTTATACCCGCCTTTCCTATAACAGTAAGCTTTCCAAATCTTTGATTTGAAAGGTCAATATGACCCCTACACCCACAACTTTTAGTCTTTTTTCCAAGCAACTTTCCACTTGATATAGTTTTAATCGTACCACAGTCGCACCGTACTTTCCATGCGGCATAAGCCCCCTGATACCCATCCCTAGAAATAACACTAAGCTTCCCAAAACGCTTTCCTGTCAAGTTAACGCAGCGTGGTCCCATAAATACCCCTAATCATAAATCTGATAGTTTAGTAATGGTTAAAATTTTTGAAAGATATTGCTTATCTTAATTAAGATAATACAAACTACCCGTCGCTTTTATGGGGAGAAAATAATGCAATACTCTAAAAAGGGAATACAACTTACAGAAAGTTTTGAGGGGTGCCGATTAACCGCTTACCAAGATACCGGGAAAGTTTGGACACTCGGTTACGGGCATACACACGGAGTTACATCCGGAATGACCTGCACACAGCAACAGGCGGAAATCTGGCTCCGTACCGATATGGCGGTAGCCGAGACGGGTGTACAAGCCTTGGTTAAAATCCCCCTGACGCAGGGTGAGTATGATGCTCTGGTGGATTTTGCCTTCAACTGCGGAGTGGGAAATCTCCGGGTATCAACCCTGCTAAAGTTGGTCAACACGGGAGACTTCACCCATGCCGCTGCGGAGTTCGAGAAGTGGGACCACGTCAACAGTCAGGTAATGGCCGGTTTGCTACGGCGGCGGTTAGCGGAGGAGGCAGAGTTCAAGACACCGGACACACCGGCACCGGTACAGGCATAATTAGCCCATCCCCGGACATCCCTGGTCTTTTGCTTTTTGGTCACTGCATCCCATTAGTCACCCTCCGTAACGCTCCTTGGGGGCAAGGGCCGCTCTACTTCTTGTAGAGGCCAGAGCTTGTCCCCCTCCTTCGCTTCGACTGACAACGTGGCGTTCCCCGACTCGTTGACCCCCACTTTAGCTACTTGGTCATCGGGTATCAACCGGGCGGCTCCGATGGCCTTGTGGATATAGAAGAGCGACTGCCCCTCCTCCGGGTCGATTCCTCGCCGAGCGTAGGATTCCACCACGAATGCTAGGTACTTGTGCAGGTCGTCCTGCAAGACTAGGATTCTCATTTTTTCCCCTTAAGATTGTGAGCAACTCTCATTACCCAAAGAATAAAATCATCATATGACATACTAGATTTAGCTCGATTGCAAATTTTACAGCAAGAGACCACATTTTCAGGAATATACCCAATGGTGTTGTTTATGCGGTCAATTCCGTTATATGTAAACGACCTATCTCCCCCCTTTGAGAACTTCTTCATGGATGGAGGTATACCACAATAACGACAATTACCGCTCATAAGACTATCAAACAAAACATCATCTATCCCATACTGCAAACCACGCCTCTTTGCCGCCGCTTTGTATCTAAGCAAAATCTGATTTCTAGCGGGGTTGCCCTGACATCGCTCACATCCCAATTTAGCTGTTACCTCCGATTGAAAGCAACCACAACTTTTAGTTCGCTGTAGGCGTAAGTTAGTTCCTGAAAATGAGCCTATTTTACCACAAGAGCATCTACAAACCCAAGCTGCTTGTTTGGTTTTTTTAAAGTTATCCCGATAAAGAACAAGCAGTCTGCCAAATGTTTGTCCGGTTAAATCCTTTAATGCCCAACCTGAACCCACACGGTCTCCTTATCTTTTAATACTGTAAAAAATGTTTCTTTTAGATTCGGTTAGGTCTTGATACCCCCGAATAAGTTGGGACGCACACGGTTTCCAATCCGGCTGACCCGCCTTACAATTCAAAGCGAGGTAAAGGTAGTCCGGTGTAACCTCTCCATAATAGAGGACCTCGATTTTGGCATCTGTCAATCCGTCAAAGCCGAGCCGGTTCGCAGCCGCCGTGGAAACATCAATGATACGCTTGGGTATCCCCGGTCCACGGTCGTTAATCCTCACCTTAACCTGTTTGTTGTTGTGCAGGTTGGTTACGAGCACGATGCTCCCAAAAGGCAGGGTACGGTGTGCTGCGGTAAGTTTGTGATAGTCAAACATTTCCCCACTGGAAGTAAGTTTCCCTTGACGTTCTTTCCCATAGGAAGACGCCTGTCCGAGTGAATCCCATTTTATCTTGGCAGACTGTGGCATAGCTGGCAAGGCAATGCCCGAAAGCGTCAAGAGGACGAGTAGAAATAGAGTGATTCTGCTCAAATTTCCTCCTTTTTACTACGAAATTCCGCCTTTCTTACTCTCCTTTCCGTCCAGACGGGCTGACTAGAGTGCATACAGTTTTACATTCCATAGTTGGACAATACTGCATCTCGGGCAAAAAAGTTGAAACAATCAGACTATTTGTCTAAAATGAAAACGGGGGGCTAGCCGGGGGGTCGGAGAAGATTGCCCTTGTGGGGATATGGGGTTCATAAAGGAAAGTCTGACTGTCCAGCGCCCGTCCGGCAACGATTATCCACTTGCAGTCAGATAGTATAACATCATTAAAATCTTGAGATAGCACGCCTCCGGGTCTGGCGTAGAGAAGTCCTCCGGGAATGAAGTTTGCACCCGGGATTTGGAATGCCGAACCATAGCCCACAGCGATAGTCACCGTGTTACCGGTGGTGACATCAGCTAAAGTTACACCGTCGATATACGGGTACACATCGTAGAAGAACGGTGGGGACAGAGACGGCCCCGGCGTCACACCCGTGGGGTCAACCGGTACGACTCCTCCCGAGCCGTCCACGTAGACCGCCGTCAACGCTGCCATGTCGGCATCCGCCGTCAATGTCTGAGTTCCTCCCGAGGTGGGCGAGGGTGGGGCAACCGGGGTATTGTCCGGTGTGTTCTGATAGATGACAGCACTAAACAGGCTGCCCGGTCCCACCTGTTGAGGAATAGACAACCCGTGGGTAGCAACCACCGTCAAAATATCACCCACGCTAAAATTGAAAGTCCCACTGAACGGCAGAATGAATGGACCTGTCTGACTGGTGGGTGAAGATTCAGTAATAATGGCAACTGGTGTCGGAGGAGACCCAGAAGCATATTGGGCATAAACGGTGACCGTCCTGACCCCGGCGTCCCCCGCTTCCCAGTTAAGTTGTCCCGTGACGGCATAAGCTCCCGGCGCTGTGATGGTGTAAACGGGTGGGCTGAGGGAGACGTACCCCGTCAGGTCGAAGTCCACTTGGTCAAACACCACTTCGGCCCCATAGACTCCCGTGGGGACGAGCGTGTAAGCAGCGTTTGACTCCACCTGAAATCCAAAGTTCTGTGCTCCCTGAATCTGCTGTTGCACCGTGGTGATGGCATCGGAGAATGCCTGCTGGATATTTGCCTTGTATGCCATGAGGCTGGCGGCGGATTGATTACAGGAGAGCATCGCCATCTGTACGGGGATGGTCTGCCCCTGTATGTCGGGCCGGGACAGATAGGCAACCGGGTCCAACGTTGTACCGTACCAGCCGGTCTGATTGGGGTCTTGCAAAGCACTCTGAGAGTAGGTAACGATAGGGGCGGTCGGAATGGGGAGGAGTGGGAAGCCCGGAGACCATGTCCGGCTGCGGGTGCTGGCGTCGGTCAGCACGGTGTTGTAATCAGTTGGGTTACCCAGTGGGTCAATAGCGGAGTCTAAGCTGGCGACGTAGGCACACACAAACCCGATGATGTAGGGGTCCTGCACGAGGAGTGTCCGGAGGTTGGCATTAAAGTCCCGCCAGAACTGCGTGAAGCGGTCCACCTGCTTGGCAATAGCGAACTGGTCGTAGGTGTAGCGATACTGCGGGTGGACACTCTGGTATTTCGTGTCAAGCTGGATACGAGTATCCGCTAACGAAATGACAGACAGGAGATTTTTACCGATTGAAGTAGGGAATGTACAGGAAACAGGGTAGTCAGCTTCCCCTTCTCCCAGTAAAATTGCGGTGGTTCCAGCAGCACTGGATGTGGGGATGGACTGATAATCCAAATCCGTTTGGGTGAAACTCCCAACGTAGTTATTATCCGCATACCCATCCCACGTAGTGTTTCTAACATATCCGAGCACGGCGGCTTCGACATAAGACAATCTCCAAAGGGTGTTACCCTGTGTCTCCGTGAGTACCGGGGGCGAGCCTGCGGGGTTCAAGAGAAGAATGAGGGGCAGGGCTGCCGGGCCGGAATTGAGCACATCTCCGGGCAATACTTGATTCCATGGAATGGGGTTGGCGGCAAGATAATCCACGGACGGCTGAACAAAAGTTTGATACGCCGCCTCGAAGTTGGTCAACCACTGACCGGCACGCCCATTCCGAGTACTGCTAAGATAGAATACCCATGCGCTGGTAAGATTGGGGTCAAAGTTGCTGTCCACCACATTCCCCAAAGTCACATAACGGGTGAGGTCCTGACGAAGGGTCGCTTGCCGCACGGGAAGGTTGGGGCTGCTGTAATCCGGGTCGGTCGGCTCGATAACATCACCCGCCAAGGCGGGCAAGGTGCTGACAATGTTTGCCGCATAGGTCGCCGGGGGCATCTGATAGTCGCTGATGACCGTCGCCGGATTAGGTAAGCTGCCCTGCATTGATGATTGAGGATTGAAGTAATTAGGGTAGCTCTGGTCCGGGGTATAAATGGGAACATTCGTCGTGTTCTTCATCTGCTGGATGAACACTGGGTCGGAGAGATTGACTCCCGTGTTGGGAATGGCACCACCGAGGGGTGGAACAAACAGTGGTGTACCAAATGTAACCCCGCTGTAGGTCTGATTAGTGGTGGGGAAATTCCGCAGGATGTTGACATTTGGAACGTGCAATTGGCATTGCCCAAAAGCAAAGTTGGTATCGAAATTCGGGTGCGGAATAAAGCTCGCCAAGGGGAAGAACTTAAACCCGTTCCACTTCCAAATGGTATCGGAGAACAGGTTGGGGATGGCGGGTAGGTCCGGTAATGCCCAGTTGCAAATATCGTGAAGCATGGAGGCTATGGCGTTGAGGTTTGCCTGTACCATCTGGAGGATGTTCTGCTCCATGCTACTGAGGATGCCGATGTTCTTGGTAGCGGCACTAACGAGGCCAATAATCTCACTCTGAAACTGATTGACTTGCTGCATGAAAGTGATGATGTCATAGCCATATTTTATCGCCCGAGGTGGGTTGTCCAGCTTACCATCCGTCGCCAACTTAACTTGGTTGAATGCTTGTTGAATGTGCTTTTGGATGATATCCCGTTTCTCCATCATCCAGTTGTTGGCATCGGTGACAGACTTCTCCAACTGCCGCCCATCTTCAAGAGACTTGTGGTAGAAGTTCTCAATCTTCGGGTCACCGAAGGGTTTGAACCTTTGTACCGCCCCTTGGGCCTTGATGGGCCACGTTTGGGCTTGTTGCAGCGTTGATGTGAAAGGTGCTCCCATTATCCTGTTGACACCGTATCGTTGACTCCCGAGATGTAGCTTCCCTGATTATGCACAATATCAGGAGCCTCGGTCGTGTGGCGGGCTAGTGCCGCCTCAATAATTCTTTGAGCAGTCTGAACATGCTCAGTCATTGTCACGCCCCGGAACTGGGCGCACTCCAACGTGTAAGTACCGGTTACGTGTTGGTGCATGTTACCGTAAACCATCATATCCACGTCACCGTTGATTTCCAGCCTGAGTCCCTTCTTAGCGGAGCTTTGACCAATGGTGAGTTCCACCCCGCCTGCCAAGGCCCCGGTAAGTGACCTGCCTTGCTTATCCGCTCCAGTTGCTATGACGATTCCGCCATCCAAATCCAACAAGAGGGATTGCCCGGAGTTCTTGTTGGCACCAATGCGGAGGAGGACATCCCGGACAGCGTGGAGGTCCAAGGACTGTCCATGAGCGTCCATTCCATTGGGAACAGGGTTACCCAGCCAAGAGTTGTAGGGCACCATGGGCATACCGTTGTTGCCGGTCGGTGCTCCTGCGGTGGTCAAATCATGGAATTGGAAAGTCGCATCTCCGCTGGGCGTATACATAGGCCGTCCGGGGCTGTGCGAGTTAACAACCGTGGGGTCAAACTGCTTGCCGGGTCCATCCGAATACCCGTTAATGATGTGCTTCCGCTTTACTCCGTCGTTGTCCCGGCGTGCCCCCAGCCGGACCACCACCGCTCCGTCTGTAGCCATGCGCAGACTGATGGCTTCCGCCGCCAGTTTATTGGTCAGCGTACCGCAGTCACCGATGCCCTGCAATTTACGATGGGCAGCGTCCCAGTACTGGAGGGTCCGATTCTGTACGGCGTCCTGACTGCCTCGTATCTGCGTCTGCACGCTTCTCCCGGAGTTGGGGAGCGTGGTATCGTCACATCCGAGTCGTAGGATAGATTGTCCGAGAGCTTGGAGGTCAATGGCGTCCTCTTCGTCACGGTTCTTTCCTACGACTAGCTTTAATGAGCCTACAAGGTGCCCCTCAACGCTCCGACCGGCCCCGTGAGGGTACTCGTAGCCATTGAGCGGTTGAAATTGATTATTCTCCTTGGGCAGAGAGCTTCCCACCTCGAAGATGAGCATCCCCTCCTTGGTTACATCCCAGCGGGTGGTGTTATACTCGGTGGGGAACCGGGTGGAATAACAACTGGCGGCGGCACGGGCCTCGATATGGTCGGTGCTGTCCACTACGGGATTGTACCCGCTCTCAAAATTGGCTCCAAACCGTCCGCCGCCATTGGGAGCGGCATTGGTAGTTAGTTCTGAAAGAACCGGCTTGAGAACCTGACCGTAGGTGCTGTCGTCAAACAGGTTGTATCCTACCAACGTCCCCTCGCTGTGTTCCACGATAAATCCTTTGCGGGCAGGTGTGGGACCTTCATTCAAGATGGGACCAATCAACCCCTTGTTGGTGGAGTCAGTGGGGTGGTCGAAGTCCTGATTGGCAAAATAGGTCTCATTGTCAACTTGGAACTTTCCTTGTGTCTTGACGGTGGTGCGTATCCACGGATTAGCCGTGGTGCCGAGGATGTTATCCAGAAGGTCAGTCTGCAACACTTCGGGGGGCAACGGATAATCAAGAGCAAATTCCTGCACACGGGTGGTATTTTCGGTGTAAGCGGTCACATCCTGCTGACCGCTGAGATAACGGGAGGACAGAGGAACTTCCGGCTGTAGAAAGAGGGAGTAGTCCCGAGTTCCGTCCGGTAGAATGGTGGGATTGGGGATATTGTTGGCAGCCGGGCGCACGGCAGGCCCCTCGAAGCTTAGCCCGGCATCGGAATAACGCACATGACGAGAGGTGACGGTACTCCATGTTCGACTGTAGGGATTGACACTTTCCCGGTCGAATCCCCCGGTTGCCTTATCCCAGCCGGGGTTTATTCGTTCTGTATATCCTTGTGAAAAGGCCGCTGTTCTTTCTCCGGGATAAGCTTTACGGTAATTACCCCGTTTACGTTCATCTCGTCCAGCGACCCCCTCCACCTCTCGCATGGCAATAGCGTCCTTGGCCCGAGCGATATGAGACATCGCCCAAGTAAGGATTGCCATCTGAGTATGACCTCCCATATAGAAAAGTGGAACCGCCAGACAGGTTGCCCCCTTTTCGGGCATTTGCAAATCAGTGGATTCGTAGGAACTATAAGAACAGGGAATGACCGCTACCTCATTGTAAACCTGCTTGGTACGAAAATCCTCAATGGTGCATATCTGCCGTTCATAATCCACGGTCTGAACTGTAGCGAGAAAGACCTGAAATTGCTCCGTCAATTTAGTGGGAGCACTCGGTGGGTCTTTGTACATGTGCGTATTACTGGTCGGGAGCGCCATGTTAACTATTACCTCCATTCAAAGCGTTTTTCAAGAAGGAGGGTAATGAAGGAGCGGGGGGTGATGGCGTGGTTGGGTTTGTTCCTTTAAGCTGCTTAATGGTTTGTACATTGGATGAGGAAATTCCACCTGTAAGGAAAACCCCCACCGTGCTCTTGATATCGTTAAGGGCGGAAGTTCCAATTTCCACCTGTTGCTGCAAGTCAGGTTGGAGATTTTGAGTAAGACTCTTGTCTGTACCGGGTTGACCGGGTTGCGGGGTTACAAGCTCAATAACGGAGTCTGCGGTAACGGAGTCATACATTATATCAATAGATTGAGAAGCCTGAGAAGTTCCGGGTTGATTTCCGTTGAGCGGAGTGAGGTCGCCCGACTGTAATTGTCCCACAATACTGGGGTCACTCGGGTTAGTTACACCCGCAAACAGGAAAGCATTTACACTATCCACGGCTTTGGCACGGAAAGTCAAAGCGGAGTTATCAGTCAAAATCCCTAAGCGACTTTCACGAAAAGCATCAGTTAGAGAAACCCATCTTCCCCACGGAAAGGGAGATATTACCTCATACCCCTGCTCATCCGTGTAGGGCTGGGTATTGAGAACCTTCTGATAATAGACGGAGTTGATGCCGTTGTTCAACCAATAATTGGCGGAAAAGAACGGGCTGCCAACCGTCATGGCACCAGTTCCACCTTGTTTGGCGGTCTCTCCCGTTTCCGGGTTAGTGGGCAAAGTGTTATACATGTCGGCATCTATTACAGTCGCCTTGTCATTCTGTAGCCTGAAACACTCGCTAGTGGTATCAAAACGAGTGGCCCAAAGATTACCTATCGTCTCCTTCCGCTGTTTAATGTAAGCCCATTCATCTTGCGAGAAAGGCACATTGTCAGGCTGACGGACACTTCCTTGATTTCCCGCCTGTACCAATGCCGGATTCTTTGAGGGATTACCGCCCGGAGTAGCACCGGAAGAAGCCACTGAAACAAATTGTGAAGCCCAACCGGGAGGATTGACTACGGGTGTGTTTGCATCCGGGGGTTTCGTCCACTGATAAACAAGATTCGGCTGACTGGTATAGGAGGTTACCGTCTTGGTTCCGATGGTCTTGGTGGAAGGAATGAGAGGCCGCTTTCGGACAGTATCCAGAGTTATCTGCATATTGGCGGCTTGTCCCTGTTGATAGGTGATGCTCACTTGTTTGATGTACCCATACATATCCTTGTGAGGAAAATACATGGGGAATCCGAGGTGGATTTCCGGGCGCATGGGTATGGTAATGGTGTAGGTGCGATAAGCACGATTTGCCCGGTTGAGTTCCGAAGCGGCGTAAGCATACAGATTGACGAGATGGTTAGACTGAATGAAAGGAAGCTGTCGGGCTGGTTCTTCCCTCAAACCGAACTTAGAGAGTTTCGCTATGTCGATGTGGTCTACAACTGGTTTGAGGATTCCACCCTCGGAATCAAAATGGAAGTTGGTAAGCCAGTCCCCTTGAATAGACATACGAGTGCAACGAATGCTATGCTCGTCTTCGGTCTCTGATTCACTCTCTATCTCACTCAAATGGACGACGAAGGGGTTGGTATTCTGAGTAAAATAATCAGCGGCATCGGGAAGTTGAGCATTGGGGTTAGTAATCCCTATATTGGTAACATCCAAATTGTAATAAGGGGGCTTAAATATAATAGCCCCGTCCAAATCCTGAAACCCCTCATAGAGAAGCAAATTCACCACGGTACGCAGGCGCTCCAACCGAGAAGTAATCTTTCCATCATTGAGTTTTATGGAGTCCACCGACATATCGGGAAGATACTTACGCATGACATTGATGTACATGTTCTTGTCATTACGAGTGGTGCCGGGGGACTGTACCGCCAATCGGGCGCTGCGTGCTCCCATCATATCCGGGTCCATGCTGCCCACAGCGTCTTCCGGTTCTTTGCTGAGAACGTTGGTGATGATGTTGGGGTCATCTTCCGTAATCACGGGAGAATTCTTCATGTCGTAGCCAAGGATACGGACATCCTTGACGAGATTAACGAGTTTTGTCTGCCAGCGTATGATGTAGTTTTGCTTTATCGCCTTTCCCCAATCAGAGGGGTTATTTTGTTCGGCATTGATAGCCCCTTGGTCTAAAGCGTTGAGTTGAAATCCGGCTGGAGTAACCGAACGCAAAAACATATCGGCAAGCTGCTTGTAGGGGTCCATGGATGCGAGGTTGTTCTTATAAGGGGTGATGTAGTCCATGGAGGCATTGCTAATGAGGGCTGCCGCAAGGTCAATCTGCATGAGTTCAAGAAAGCGGAGCGTCCCTAAACAGCTAATATTGATTTGTAGATTGGTTCCGGTGTCGCTATACCCGATATTGGAAATCATCCCCTTGAAAATACGGTAATACATGGTGTTTCCACGGGGGGAAGGAAAATACCCCTTGCCAAAAACCTGAACCTCCATCATGGTTTCAAGGATGTTGTTACCACCTGACGGGGCCTGAAATAGCCGCTTGAAGTTGTTAGGGACGAACATTGAGATAGACGCTGAAGGGATGAGATTGTCGATATCATAAGAAGCGGAAAATGAGTCGATGAAGTCGTTGAAGTTGACAATCGTGTAGCTTCCATCCGATTGATTTGAAGCATCTTGTGAGTTTATGTAGGGGTTAATTAAGTAGGGGCGACCCTCAATATACACAACGATGTCCGGGGCGGTCTTTATTATTTCCCGCTCACCCACCGTTTGCATGATGTTTCGGATAAGGTTCGCCATGCGTCTCCTAGTTACTCCCCGTCGTGCCAAAGACTAAGCTGCGCATATTAGGATTTCCCGCTGCATTAGGGACCGCCGCCGAGGAGGGGAACAGCGCCACATTAAGGGTATCCATATACGTGCCGCTCTGAATTGCCGGTGAAACGGGATTGATGCTCTTGAAGAGATTGGTGTTGTTTATCAAATTGGACACCACTCCCTCAGTATTTACCCCCGTAGTCAGGGGAACACCATTCTGTGTACCCGCAGGCGGTGGTGCGGGTGTTTCCGTAGCCGTATACGCTCCATAAGAGTGCCCCCGCTGAATATTTGAGGGCTGACTATTGATATAGGGAGATGACGGTCGGAATCGCTCTCTCCATGAGAGAAAGCTAAAATGAAACTCCGCTCGGAAAGGATGGTCAGCATCTAAGGTATATCCAAAATCCTGAAACATCCCATTCCACACGAAGTTACCCACAATGAGTTGAACATCCTGATGCTTTTTTATGCGTCTACGGGTGTATCCGGGGGCTAGGGGTCCCTCATTTGCCTCTTCCCCCTCAAAAAAGTAGCCGTTGTTCTCAAAAAACATCACAAGCTGTTGGAGGTTACGCCAAGACTCGGTAAAGTAGTAATACCCATCCGTTAGACCATAAGTCCAATACTGACCGGGGGTGTGACCGGTCATGGAGATGGTGGAGAGGCTCTCCCCCCACACACCATACTGCCAGCCGCCCCGAGCAAAGGATTGAGCATCTTCCGTACTCCGAGAAACCTGCGCCGTCTGAGGGTTGATGAGAAATCGGTACTCAGCGGTCAAAGCGGGGTTTGCCACTCCGTTAGAATTAAAT